AAATCACGCATTAAAGAAGTAACTTTGAAGGATGGCAGTGTAGCCAAGTTTATTAACCTGTATACAACGCTAGACTCGGAGAATGAAGGAAAATACGGTGATCACGGTTTCATCAGTCATGCAGTAACTAAGGACGAAAGGGATGCAGGTCAGAAGGGCGCAATTATCGGTAACGGTAAGATTGTTTTCTCTGATGCTGGCGGTCAGAAGCCATCTGCGCCATCTGCAAAGCCTAGCTACGATGACGATTTGCCATTCTAATAAAAAACCCCCTCGCAGGTTATTAAGCCTTTGAGGGGGAAACTAGGAGAGTGCAAAGGTAAGGGGGGTCTTTGCCCCATTAGATTAACACAGGAAATTAAAATGAATAAGCCAAATTTAGGAAGATGTTTAAAAATAGCTCAAGTTAAGTACGACATGAACACGGCAAGGCTGGCTGAGAAGTTAATGATCTCTCCCCAGGTAGCAGCAAGACTACGCATCATGCCTGACATGAAGTATTACACCATTCTACGGATATGCGATGTCTTTAAGATGGAGCCTTCTGAGTTTATTAATCTTGAGGTTAGAAGTAAGCCACAGTAAGCGGGTGAGTTATGAGCGAGAGTAAATACAAAAGGGATTTTAAGGGGATATGGATTCCGAAAGAGGTTTGGTTGTCGTCAGAGTTGACCATTATGGAAAAACTTTTCTATGTGGAGATAGACAGCTTGGATAACGAAAGTGGGTGTTTTGCTAGTAATGCTCACTTTTCGGACTTTTTCTCGATTTCAAACGGAAGATGTACACAGATTATCAAGTCGTTAGAGAAGAAAGGATTTGTCAAAGTTAGACTGGAATATAGCGGTAAAGAGATTTCTAAAAGGGTGGTGGAGGTAGTTAATAAATTAAATACCCTACCAGCAAAAACTAAATACCCCTATTTAGAAAATGATGAAGGTAATAATACATATATTAATAATACATTATATATAGGGGATGAATCCCCATTACCTAAAAAGAAAGAACGTAATGTGTTCACCAAGCCGACATTAGAAATGGTTTATGACTACAAAATGGAAATTTTAGGCATATCAGATATTGAAGCCTTCGTGAATTACCATGAAGCGCGAGGATGGATGATGGGTCGAAACAAGATGAAAGACTGGAAAGCGGCTTTTAGGACATGGGAAAAAAACGCTGTTAAGTGGAGAGAGGAAAAAAATGATAAACGATCTAATAACCAAAGAAGGCAAGACACTGCTAAAGAGCTTAACGATTACACCAGAGCAACAGATTTTTAGTGAGGACGAAAGGGATGCCGTTGGATACTTCTTTATGCGCCTCAGCAACATGTACGGGGTGTCGAAGATACAATCACAGTGGCCTGACTCAGAATCGCTTAGAAACGCAAAGAGGGAGCATGCGAAGGATATTGGAAGATTTACAAGGGAAGAAATATCTCACGCATTTGACCTGGCTCACCAGCAGAAGCAGGAAGGCAGTAGCAGACTTGATTGGCCCGATGTAGACGCGATATTAGGGTTGATCAAGAACACTGGCATGACGGGTAGTTGGGGGACTGCGGCCCACAGGTTATACAAGCCAGAAGAATTGATTGGTAAGGGTACAAAAGAAGATAGACGTAAAGCCGCTATGTCGGCAATAGCTGACTTAAAAAACATACTAGGAGACTAACATGAATCAGAAAGAACGAGTATTGCACCATCTTCACCAGGGAAATGAGATCACCTGCCTAGACGCATTCTCTATGCTTGGGATAACGCAGATTGCTGCCCGGATATTTGAACTAAAGCGTGACGGTCACCCAATATCTAAGCGCAACCTAAAAATAGTCAACCAATTTGGCGAATCTTGCTATGTGTCCCAATATTTTTACTTGGGAGATAGTTAATGAATCTTAAACGATACAAATACTCCGGTCATGATTGGCCGGAGCTTAAAGAGAAGCCATTTTACTTCTTAAGTGAAATATCTGCCATTACGGGACTGACAGACTCTACGTTAAGGAATCGACTGAGAAATACGGATACCTTAACTGATGTAAAACTAGTTAGGCGCAAAATCTCAGCTAGAAAACTGAAATACACAGGCAAGAAGAAAGGCATGAGGAACGGTGCTTTTTACACAATGTTAGAGTACGCAAAAATTGCCGGGATATGTGAAGCAACAATGTGGGGTAGGTTAAAGGATTGCGAAGAAGTAAGTGATTACATGCTTAGGCCAGCAGAGACAAAATACAATAATGCAAAACGCTGCATCGCTGACCTGTATCCTATTTTAGAGACAGAACAACAGAGAGTATCGGCAAAATGGCTGAAGATGAAACTATTGTAAGCGAAGGGGACTTTTCGATCATTCGAGATAAGTTTGAGCTTGAGAAGAAACTACCATTTATTATTAAACAGCTTGAAAAATGGGACTACTCAGAACCTTGTGGAGTCAAAATTGGCGTCTATGTCAATGCCACCGTGAAATCTAAGTCACAAAGTGATTTGTTTCACGTTTGGTGCAGAGAAATGGAAAGAAGATGGATTTCCAAGCGACCTGATTGCACAGAAAAAAACATGAAAATGCTAATGAAACGAATGTTTTTAGGAACCGAGGACATAATTCTGGGTGAACATGAAATGATAGGCCAAGTAAAAAGCATAAAATCATTAAGAAATGCAGGAGAATGGTGTTTCTTTTTGGATCAAGTGTATTATTGGTGCGCGGATCACAACTTGCATTTAGATATACCGGCAGACAGTGATTATATGAAGGCTAAACGGAAACAGGTGAAGTGACATGGGTAATATCGACCATCGATTACTGTACGACTTTGTAACTACTGACCGGCAAAGGGAAATGCTTGACGCTATCATTGCTCACGGCTCACACAGGAAAGCAGCAAAGGTTTTAAATATCAATTCAAGGACGATTGATAAAGTCATTAAAACCTTAGAGATAAGAGCAGCCTCTCAGGGTGTTGCCCCTCACAGAGATGTAAACCGTCAAACGATGGAAGGCTTCGAGGCTAAAAGAGTTTCTACAGCTTACAAGGAAGATGGCTCCATTGCATTACAGTGGGTCATTCAAGAGCCTGAAAAGCGCAGCATGAAGGAAAAGCTCGATGCCATGATGGAAGGCATGAAGGAGGATTTGGAAGGCTTTAAACAGCCATTAAAGCCGCCTAGTGATGTTGATACTGATTACCTTGCCATGTATATGATAGGCGACCACCACTTCGGCATGTTAGCCGATAGCGAAACCAAAGTTGACGATGACGACTGGGATATTAAGATTGCCACCAAGACTCTTACGCAGTCAATTGACAGGCTCTCAAACAGGGTCGGTAACGCTCACACTGGTGTTCTCTTAAATGTTGGTGATTTCTTTCACGCAGACAGCAGCTTTAATACCACTACGAAAGGCACTCCGGTTGACGTAGATACTCGGATAGGCAAGACGTTTAAACTAGCTGGCAGGCTGTTTAACCTGCTAATAGACAAGATGCTACAGGTACACCAGCATGTAGTAATCGTAAACGTAAGAGGCAACCATGATCACGATATGGCCTGTCACCTATCCAGTTGCCTTGACCTGTTATACCGAAACGAGCCTCGTGTTGAGATAATCAAAAACTACTCCAAATTTATAAGTTACACATGGAACAATAACCTCTTTGTTTTTCACCATGGCGACAGAATAAAGCACGAGCAAATCCTTCAAACTGTAATTAAGAACCTAGACGATGAATGGGCAAGCTGTAAGAATAGATACTGCCATCTTGGGCATATCCACCACCACACCGCCAGGGAGGTCGGTTCTATGCACTTTGAACACTGGGGTAGTCTTACTGCTACTGACCAATGGCATAGCGACTCAGGCTATGGCGCAGAACGGTCGATGACGGCAGTTGTTTACCATAAACAGTACGGCGAAGATTCGCGGGTTAAAATAACAGTTGAGGCGTTAGATGAGTAATGTATATAAGTTTCCTAGTAAGAACACTAACGTGCATCGAATGTTTTGTGA